AGCGCAATGAACGCTGGCACAAAGCTGTTGCCATTTGGCTTTAGGTATCAGCGTATTACAATTACACCTGACGAGGCGCAGTTCATTGAGACACGCAAGTTTCAAGCAGAAGAAATTTGCCGCATCTACAGCGTGCCAACAAGCCTTGTGCAGCTGCCAAGTCAGACAACATTTAACAATGTAGAGCAGCAAAACTTGCAGTTTGCACGTCACACAATTGCACCGTGGGCTAAGCGCATAGAACAAGAGATAGATCGCAAGCTTATACAGTCATTTGAACGACCAGACATTTACAGCAAGTTTAACCTCAACGACTTGCACAGGGGAGACCTAGCAGCACGCACAAACTTTTATCAGCAGATGTTGCAAAGCGGTGTTATGAGTATTAACGAGGTACGCAGCATAGAGCAAATGAATCCCGTGGAAGGCGGTGACACACACACAGTACAGATAAACCAAATTGCGCTCGATCGCTTAGGCGAGTACAGCGACAAAGTAAGCAGCGATGCCGTTTAGTGAGTACCCAGAAGCAATGCGTAACAATGCGCGACGAGGGCAAGAGCTAAATAAAGAGGTTGGCGGCAAATGCGCGACAGCGGTAGGCAAGGAAACGGCACGCATACTTGCAGCTGGCGAAACACTAAGCGACTCAAGAGTAAAACGGATGTTTAGTTTTTTGTCACGCGCAGAAACATATTACAATCCTGACGACACAGAAGCGTGCGGCACAATATCTTACCTTTTGTGGGGCGGCAAAACTGCACACAATTGGTCGGCAGAAAAAGTAAAACAAATGGAAAACGACGAACGTACACAACACGACGAAGCTGAAAAGCGGACTATGGGCACAATTGAGGTGAGAGAGCACGAGGAGGACCACATGGTGCTAGAGGGTTACGCAGCAGTTTTTAATGTCGAGACAGACCTCGGCGCATTTAGAGAAGTCATACGCCCTGGTGCGTTTGATGACGTAATGGACGACGACGTGCGAGCTTTAATAAACCACGATCCTAACCTTATACTTGGACGCACAGGTAACGGCACGTTAGAGTTGTCAACAGACGAGCGTGGGTTGAAGTACAAGGTCAAGTTAGGAGACCAGCAATATGCAAGAGATTTCTACGAGAGCGTTAAGCGTGGCGACATTACACAGTCGTCCTTCGCATTTACTATTGAAGAGCAGTCATTTAACGATGACCGCACGCTACGCAGCGTAGACAAGGTGCGGCAACTGTTGGACGTGTCACCTGTGACATACCCAGCATACGCAGCTGCCACGGTACAAGCGCGTGACCAACAGCTTGAGACAGAAGACGCTACAACTGACGAGGTAGCGGACACAAATACAGACAGTCAACCACAACAAACAAACAACAATATGAATCTCAACGAGATGAAGGCGACACGTGCACAGCACGCCGATCGCTACGAAGAGTTGGTCAACGTCGCAGAAACAGAAAACCGCGACTGGACTAACAACGAACAGGAAGAGGCAGACATCGCAAAGCGCGAGGTCGAACGCCTTGACAGCAAAATCGAGCGTCGCCAGGCGCACGAGGACATGATCGCTAGACAAGCGCAAATGGGCGGCACGTCTGTTAGCGAAGTCAAAGAGATTAACAAAATTAACCGCAGCTTTAGCTTAAGCCGCGCAGTAACTGCTGCTAGCTTTGGCAAGGCATTGGAAGGTGCAGAGGCAGAGTGGCAGCAAGAGGCAGCCAAAGAGTACCAGATGCGCGGTTTGCAGATGTCAGGACAAATCGGTATCCCTGCTAGCGCAATGTACCGTGGTGGTGAAAAAGACAATTTCCAAGCAGGTTCAGGCGATGGCTCAGGTTTTGTAGCTACACAAGTGCCTGGTGTTATTGACGCACTGCGCACGCCTACAATGGCAGAGCGTGTAGGTGTCACAACAATTAACAACGCTACAGGCAACCTCAAGTTTCCACGCGTAAGCGCAAAGGCAATTGCGACACAAGCAACAGAAGTAGAAGCGGATTCTGGCAGTGATCTTGAACTGGACGAGGTAACGTTGACACCAATCCGCGTGGCAGCAAACACCAAGTACAGCAAGCAGTTGATTATGCAAGGCGGCGCACAAGTAGACGCTATGATTAGCCGCGAGTTGGCAGCAGGCATCAACGAGACTGTTGACAAGGCAGTATTTGCAAAAGCAGCAGCATCTGCATCAGAGCAAAACGATGTTGCTGGTGTTTTGGCTTATGCAGACATCACAAATGCACAAAAAAAGGTATTGGCTGCTGGCGGCGACTTGACAAGTTGTGCTTTTGTTGGTTCGCCAACTGCAATGCAACTAGTAAAAAGTGCAGCTGCTGTTGCAAGCATTCGTGCTGTTGTAGAGGGTAACAGCATTGATGGCTATGAAACACACTTCACGCCAAACCTTGTAGACAGTGACACTAACAAAGGTGCTTTGTTGTTTGGTGACTTTCAGCTTGGTCTAGTACTGGCCTATTTCGGCGGCGTAGATTTGCTTGTAGACCCATTTAGTAATGCTGGCACGGCTCAGATTGCACTGCACATTAATCGTTTTTACGACTGTGACGTGCGCCAAGCAAGTGCTTTGGCTTACACATTTGACTTTACAGCGTCGTAATATTATATAACGAGAAAGCCTGGCAATACGGCTGGGCTTTCTTTTTTTTACTTGCCATGATCATAACAAAGCCAGCATACACAACAGGCACAGACGTTGTATCGCTTGTCGATATGAAGTCTTTTTTGCGTGTAGACCATAGCGACGAGGACACCACGATCACGGCACTGCTGAATGCTGCGGTTACGCACATAAGCGATTACACAAACAGACATTTTGCAACTGGCGGTTCGACAGTATTTCACATAGAAAAATTTCGCACAGCATCGTTAGCATTTGGCCCTGTTACGCGCGTGGATGCGGTCAAGTATGACGACACCACAGGCGCAACGCAAACGCTTGACGCAAGTAAATATTACTTTGAGTCATTAACAGACAACACAACGCGCATAAGTTTTCACGACACGCCAGACTTAGAGGAGTACAACGCATCGCCAGTGCGCATAGAAACACTTGCAGGCGCAACGCCGAGTGCTGCCATTGTTATGGCTACAAAGCTGCTTGTTGGACATTACTATGAAAATAGGCGAGCTGTTGTTACAGGTACGATTGCTGTTGCTGTGCCTATGAGTGTTCACAGTTTGCTGAACAGCGAGCGCATTATAGACTTTCGGCAATGAACATAGGGTTTTTAGATCGTCGCATAGAGATAGAAGCACCAGCTGCATCGCCTACAACAAACGCATACGGCGAAGCAGACCAGGCAGACGCATTTTCTACGTACACAACGGTGTGGGCTGCACTCGACAACAAGGCAGCACGCAGCAACATCATACAAGAGCAAGAGACAAGCATCAATCGCGTGACGTGGCGCGTGCGATCATCTACAATAACAAGGCAAGTAACGCCTAAGTATCGCATCAAGTACGGTACAGAGTTGTACAACATTTTGGCAGTGCAAGAGATAGGCCGTTTAGACATGCTGCATTTTATAAGCGAGCGCGTAGTTAGTGAGTAATGTCCATAGAGATAAAAAATATGGATAAGGTTTTGCGCAAGCTCGAGCGTTTGGCAGACTGGAGCGAAAAAGACTTTGCTAACCTGGTAAACATTAACGAGCGCGTAGCAAGCGTTTACACAGCGTCCGCGCAAAGCAATGTAAAAGACTTTGCACGCGACATCTTAGTGCAGCGCAAAAACGGCTCGGACATACTAGTTAAACGTGGACAGTTACGACGCAGCATAGGCATTTGGCAGCCTGACAAGTCACGCACAAAAGTTATTGGTGGTCCTAGGACAAACACAATCGGACGACGCAAGACACGTAAAAATGCAGATGGTTGGTTTGCGCACATTGTAGAAGGAGGCGACAGCTTTGGCATAAAAAAGACAACAGTAAACACAGGCGTATTTGACAGAAGCAAACGCGCAACGCAGTCACGCAGCCGTAAGTTGCTGGTTCGTTTGTTGCGTAAGGAATACGAAAGATTTATGAAATGAAAGTAGGGCTAGCGATATACAACATTTTAATTAATGACAGCGCAGTGCAAGCGTTAGTGTCAGGTCGTATTTTTCCAGAGCTAGCGCCAGAAGGTGCAGCTATGCCCTACATTGTTTACTCAGTAGTGAGCAACACGCCAAGCGACACAAAAAAAAGCACGCCTGTAGACGAGGCACGGTGTGAGCTGTTCAGTGTACAAACAACATACAGCTTAGTTAATGACTTAGCCGATAAAGTGCGAGCTGCACTAGATCGTCAAGGCGTTACAGTTACTGATGCAACAGCTGGCACAATTACAGTGCAAAGCATTAATTACACAAACGAAATAACCGAGGTGAGTCCTGACCGCAAAACGTATATTGCAGTGCAAGACTACACCTTTAGAATAACACGATAATGGACACAGTAGCATTTATAACACAAAACTGGGGAGAGCTAACACTAGGCTTGCTTGCATTTATTAAGCTGGTCGTTAACCTTACGCCTACAGAAAAAGACAATCAAATTTTTGGTTACTTAGACGTGCTCATTAATCTCATTATTGCAGACAGAAAAAAACCATCTAACAACTAAACACAATGGCCACAACAGGTATTTTTAACGGCTCACAGTACACGGTGATGTTTGAGACAGACGGCACGTCAGTAGTCGTTGCCGATCACGTAACAGATTTAAGTGTTAACGTATCAACAGAGACACGCGACACGACTAGTAAAAACAACGGCGGCTTTCGCGCTTTGTTGCCAGGCTTAAAAACTTTGACTGTAAACTTTACAGCCTTTTACGCAGGCGACGCAACCAACGGTTACGATGAGCTCATGACAGACTTTCTTGCAGGCAATAAGCAAGATGTCAAGGTATGCTCATTTGATTTTGTCAACGGCACAGAAGAACCTGGCGACAAGGAAATTGTTTTTGAGGCATTCATCACTTCGCTAGAGTTGAGCGCAGGCACAGAAGACAACGCGTCGTACACTTGCACTATGGAGTGCGTAAGCGCAATTACATTCCAAGACCACAGCTGATAAATGACAATAACACTAGACAACCAAACTTTTCCTGTGCGTGCAAGCATGCGTGCCTGGCGCAACTTTGAGAATGAAACAGGCAACAAAGTAGCAACGTTAGACAGCGAGGACGTCACTAAGATGCCAGAGCTGTTGTACTACTTTGTACAGGAAGGATGTCGTAAGCAAGGCATGGAGTTTAAGTTGTCTGTGGATGACTTTTTAGGTTTAATTGATGTTGCAGACTTGCAGGATGTAATGAAAGTAATTGAGCAGTCTATGTCACCAGGTGAAAAAAAAACACAGAAGGCAAAGACGACAGCCCACTTGAATGGGACGAAGTAGAGCAGTTAGGGTTAGGGCTACTTGGCCTTACCCCTGACGCTTTATACGACTTTACTTTTAGGCAATTCGGCAACGCGGTGCGTGGTCGCTACAAACTGCAGGAGACACAACACCGTGACTTGTGGGAGTGTACGCGATGGCAAACCGCGTTGTTGCTTAATGTACATACTAAAAAAGGTCACAACATTAAACCTAAAGACTTAGCGTCGTTTCCGTGGGAAGCAAAGACAGAACAAAAAAACAACCCGTCGCACGGCTGGAATCAACTTAAAGCACTAGCAACAAATGGCTAAACTTGGAGACCTCATAGTAAGAGTTGGCGCAGACACGCGCGATTTAAATAAAAAGCTAGGCAGAGTGCAGCGCAACATGCGCTCGATGACTGGCAACATGGAAAAGCTGGGTCGCAGCATTACGCAAAGCGTGACGTTGCCCCTTGCGGGTATGGCTGCGTTAAGTGTCCAGGCATTCCGTGACCAAGCCAAGGCCGTAGCGCAAGTCGAGCAAGGTTTGAAGTCCACAGGTAATGCCGCTGGACGTACGCTTGGTGACTTGACCAAGATGGCCTCAGAGTTGCAGAAGAACACCTTGTTCGGCGATGAGGATATTTTGCAGAATGCCACGGCGCAGCTGCTGACGTTTACCAATATTGCTGGCGATGAGTTTGACCGCACGCAGAAAGCGGCGCTTGACCTTGCCACACGACTGGGCGGCGACCTAAAGAGCGCAAGCATCCAATTGGGTAAGGCATTGAATGACCCCATTGCAAACCTTAGCGGGTTGTCGCGATCAGGCATCCAGTTTAGCAAAGAGCAGAAAGAGGTTATTAAGTCGCTTGCAGAAACAGGCGAGTTGGCCAAGGCGCAAGGCATTATCCTTGACGAACTTGAAAAGCAATACGGCGGAAGTGCTGAAGCCGCCGCAAAGGCTGATGGCGGCATTACTCAGCTTGGCAACGCAATCGGTGATTTAGGTGAGGAAATTGGAAGGATTGTAACAGGCATGATTGGGCCAATGGTTAAGCGCATTCGTGAGATGGTCGAGGGCTTCACAAACCTTGACGAAAGCACTAAGCGCGTCATTGTTCGTCTTGGCGGCATCGTTGCTGCTTTTGGACCAATGCTATTCTTTTTGCCTCAAATCATCACACAAATTAAGCTCCTAAGTGTTGCGCTTGCTAGCAACCCAATTTTCGCGGCTGCGGGTGTCATTACTGCTATTGGCTTTGCGTTGTCAGATATGGCAGTGAATGCAAAAAAAGCAACGACAAGCATACAAGAACTGCGCGAGCAGTTTAATGAATTGGATGAAGCAAGCCGCAAACAAAAACGCGCAGAGACAGCTGATACAATCGAGTTGTTGTTTGCTTACAGGGATTTGCAAGAGGGCATACAGGCAGCACAGGATCAAGCAACAAAAGGTTTAGGTGCTGGCAGTTTTCCAGCCATAAACGCTAGTATAGCTGCGACAAAAGATTTTATTGCAAATTTGTCTAATGCTGAAAAAGCAGTATTAGATCAAGGCGATGCCTTGTTAAATGTCAATCGAGAAAATATTGTTTATGCTGCACAAGTTGACACAGCAACTGATGCAATTTTTGAGCAACAAAATAAATTGGCTGCTCTGACTACTCAGGTAGTTAAAAGCAAGCAGTCTATAAAAGACGCAGCTGAGGCAAATACAGATTTAGCTAAAACGGCAAAGGACGCAGAGGAAGATGTCTTTGATTTGTTGAGTCGATTAGATGAGGTTGCAGTAAAAGGTGTAGAAGCGAAACAAAGTATTTTTGATTTGCTCAGTGAGTTAGATGAAATTTCTGTGCCACCAGCAATGGCTGAAATAAACAAAGAATTGCAAGCACTCATAACAAGTTTTACAGACGGCATACAAACAGCAATACAGCAAACTATGAGTTTTGGCGATGCGGTTGTGATGGTTGCAAAGCAAGTCGTTGTAGCATTTTTAACAGCAGCAAAGGCAAAGGTTATCCAAAACGCAGCAGAAGGCAGCGCAGGAAGTGGCCCAGCTTTCCCAATTGTGATGGCTGGACTACTAGCGGCAGGTATAGGCGTAGTAAATAGCATTGCATTGCCTGCACTAGCAAAAGGCGGCATGGCGTTTGGCCCTACGATGGCTTTAATTGGTGACAACAGAAATGCAGCAATAGATCCTGAGGTTGTAGCACCATTAAGTAAGCTGCGTGATATGATGGGCGGCAACCAGGTTGAGGTGTTTGGTCGCATAAGCGGCAACGACATCTTTTTGTCTAACGCAAGAACAGGCACAAGCCGCAACAGATACGCATGAGCAGCTTTCTATTTGCAAAGGGCAACGCTAAAAGCGTAAACAATGAAGACTACGAAGTGCGCATTATACGCACCACGTCAGGCACAGACAGTGATCGCGAGTTTAGTGTAGGAGCGTCTGGCGTAAACATTATTTACGAAAGCACAGACGACACTTTGCTTGTGCCTGGCATTGTGCATTCGCGTTGTGAGGTAGAAACTTGCTGGTCGTCAGGTGATGTAGCACTGACACAACTTATAACGAACCTACTTGCAGCGCAAGACGGCGACTACTTGCTTGAGGTACTGCGTGAGACAGAGCGCATATGGGTCGGCACAATACTAGTAGAGCAAGTTGATTTATTAGAAAGTAGCAGTACGCAAAAGCTGCGTATTGTAGCAACAGACGGTATTTCGTTATTGCGAAACGTTGACTACAACAACAACGGTACGGCGTACACTGGAAGTCATATTATACTTGACGACATACTTAATAACATTCAGCAAAAGTGGTTGCTGTATGCATACTTAGACGAACAGAATACAAGCGCAAACAGAATAGAGATAGCAGACGATGTGTACTCAACTGACGACCTGGTAATGTCATTAACAAGTCATCCAGGCGGTACTGCATTATCTAACACGCGGCGTATGCGCATTCACACTAGCAGCTTTAAACGTTTTGATGATACAGGACAAGAAGTTTTCTCTAATTGCTACGAGCTACTAGAAAGTATTTGCCTGACGTTGCAGCTGCGCATGTACTACTATGGCAACGCCTGGTCATTCGTACCTGTTTCTTTGTCAGATGAGGTTGTTAATGGTTACGCCTTAACATATCAAGACCAACATTCGACAACTCAAGTTGTGAGCTCATATGACTACCAGGTCGACACAACAAACAACATACGCCAAAAAGGTGCAGAGTGGGTCCACAGTTACACGCCACAACTAAACGAGGTTAAGTTAACGCGTGACACGCGAGATAGGTCTCGACTAATGTTTGAGACATATGCACCTAACGGCTCTCAGTTTACAATAAGCGACTTTCCCTTTGAAGGTATTAATACAGCACCCGAAGATTTGTACATATGCCGTATTCGTTTTCGGGTTATTAATACCCCACTAAGTTTATCAGGTCAGGACAGACTTGGAAGGTTAATACTAGCGTTACGTATTAAATATGACCCAACAGGCAGCGGACATTTTTATCACAATACTTTGACACCTGATCCTGCAGGTCCAGAAATGTCGTTAAACCTTTTAAACTATTTAAATATAGAATATACAGAGATTGTTACTCACAGCCCGACTTACAGTGATGGCACATTCTTTCCATTGCACAAAAAACCAGACCCTAGAAGCGCCAGTAATTATGACACAAATACAGCAGGCAACAGAGTCGTAACGTTTGACTTCCCATTTGCACCACCACAAACAGCAAAAACAGGCTTAGAACTTCTGCCTACATTACGCGCATATGATGTGACAGGTACGCAATCAAGCACATTAGAAGCTGCACTTGACATTGAAATTATAAGTTTACAATTAAACAAATACAGCGGTGACAGACTGCAAAACTTAGAAGACTTTGATTACGTTGCAAAGTCAACGACAGGCAGAGGTGAAATAAATATGGGCACAACACAAGTTGGTGCTTTAGGCGAAACTGCTGGCGCAATTGTAGTAGAGACTGCTACAGGTGTATTTGAACCGACTAATAACTGGGTAAATCAAGCGAGCGCAACGCAACGCGCAATTAACAAGCTTGCAGTTACAGAGGTGCTCGCTGCTCATACAGAGTCGCGCAACGTACAGCGCGGTAGCATAGTCTTACGCGGCAGCAGCGCAACACCAGGCAAACCATTTTCACGTTACAAAGACAGGGACACAGGTGACTTTTTTAGCGCATTAAATTGGTCATTGCACACAACGCAGGCGGAGATGGAACTGACGTTGCGCAAAATTGGTAGAAATGCAACGAGCGTAACAACTGAAGAGCAAAGCGGCACACGTTTGCCCGATCCTCCCTTTGGTGACACATCACAAACTGAAGTGCAACCTGTGCAAGTAATGAGAGGTTACAACAATGAGGCACAAACAAACTTTCAAGGCGACTGGACTACGATTATAGGTGGCAGCGAGACAAAAGAAATGTACTTAAGTGTTAGTAATTTAGGGCAAGGTCGGTTTTATGATGCGCAAGGTGACACGCCCGCAGCTGGCACTAATATCGTACGCAAAGTCTACGTTAATACTTCTGGTCTTGGGTTACGCGATGCTGCTGGTTGGACATCGCCGAGCACATTACAACCTGCTGTAAATGGCACTTTGCAAGATGTATTTGACAAGATTAGTAATTACGTCAATCAGCTAGACGATCACGGTGCTTACACATTTCTAAGCACGTATGCGGAAGTAGCACAAGACAAACTGTTAGATGAGTACACAGGCGCTACGGCTGCATATGCTTTGCGCAAGTTGCGTAATGGTTACACAGGTGACAGCATAACAGTGAGACGTACTTCGCCAAGCGGCACGCAAGACATTGGTTTTGACGCAGACGGCAACCTTGACACCACAGCACTGAGCGCATTTTGTGGCAGCGGTGATGGTTTTATTACTAAATGGCACGACCAGGTAGGTTCAAATGACGTATTTGCCTTAGCTACGTCAGCACAACCAAAAATTTACGACTCAGGTGCGGTTATCACTTTAAACGGCAAGCCTGCTATACAATTAGACGGCAGCGACGACAGTCTTGTTACTGCATCCTCTGTTAATTTAAATGCAAACCGCAACGAACTTATTGTAGCTTGGGTAGGCAGCGTTACAAATTTAGATTCAGGTAATAACATGGTTAGCCATTGGAATAACAGCGCAGCAACACAAATATTCCAGGTGCAAATGACAGCAAGCAACGACAATTTGCGATGGACAACTCGATACAGCAACGGTACTTTAGCAACTGCAAACAGCGGCAGCGCAATAACAAGTGGCAATCAAAGCATTATTGTAGGTCGGTCTGTAAACGGTACTCATGAAGCTGAGTTCGACGGTACAACAATAAATGGGACAAGCGTAGCAGTAGATCCTAATGACAGTTCTTTAAGCTTACTGCGTATTGGTGCAAGAGCTGACAACCAAGCAGGTCCACACCAAGGCAAAACACAAGAGGTAATCATTTGGTCTAGGGCAACAGAGTTAGATGACGCTGATGACATAAGCGACGACATTAACACATATTACTCTACGTACTAATGCAACAATGGATACTTGTAAATGCTGAGGGATTACTGACAAGCGTAGAGCGTGCTGTAATTATTTCGCGTGAGTTGTATAACATAACACGTCCGACATACATACAAAGCGATGACGAGCTTAACAACACGCTGTTTACGCATATAACACATCCTAAACGCCCAGAAGATGCAGCGTTACTTGTGCAAACAGACTACATTATTAAGGTACACCCAAGCTGCACTTTAGAACGTCTTATAGCCGTGTTTCCTGAGCTTACTATTGACGAGCGTTTTGCATTGTCAGGCATTATTCATCAAACACAACAATTCCCGTTTGGCCTTATATTACCTGAGAGCGTAACAGTTAGAGACGAAAAGTACATGATTGACGAGGGCTGGATAACAAACGAGGATGAATGAGTTAAAAGCATATTTGCAAAATGCAATCAATGTTACTTTTGTTGGCAGCGTGCTTGTTGGCTATGTAAATGACGCCATAGCTATTGTTGCAGGCTTAACGTTAGTCTGGTGGAATGTAGAGAGAGCATTAAAAGCACGAAAGGAACGCCAGGAACAATGAGATGGTTTAACTACTCTGAGTTTGACAGTCCAGACGTGCCAGGTAGTGGCAACAACATGGACACAGACTTTTTAGAGTTGTTAGACGAAGCACGAACAAAAGCAGGCATTCCTTTTATAATAACGTCAGGTTATCGCACAGAGTCGCATAACGACAGCATTGAAGGTCACGAAGACAGCGCACATTGCAAAGGTGTTGCAGCTGACATATTAGCGACAACATCACGTGACAGGTTTTTAATACTTACTGCATTGTTAGAAGTAGGCATAGATCGTGTAGGCATACATGACGAGTTTATACACTGTGACGTTGACTGGGAAAAAGCTGCAAATGTCTGCTGGACATACACCTAAAATATTAGACTTACTTGCACGGTTTGACGTAACAGAAGTCTTTAAAACAAAAGGCAACTTACGCAGATGGTCAGCAAAGCGCACAGTTGGCGGTATGATAGCGACAACGGCTTGTTACGATGTTGCAACGCATGGCATGAGCTGGGAAGCAGTTTGGATGTGTGGCATTGCTGTGTTACCTTTGGTCGTAAGCCTGGTAGAAGGCAACAGGTTTTGGGTAAATAAGAGTTCAGGAGAGTCGCAATAGTGCGGCTCTTTTGACATTTACATGTTAATAACTGCATTGTATTGGTGTGTCGTTGTTGTGATGCTCTGACACATCTTTGTGTCATGCAGCTCATAAAATGTATACCCTTTTTTATAATCGCACCGTTTTGGGCTCAGTGCGATATGGAGATCTACGGCTATGACCCATACACAACAGAGATAACAATTGTCGTAAACGATGGTCATTGTTTAACAGAAGCAGACAGTGTAGGCGAGTTCTTACTTGGTTTAACATTTGACCCACCGTTGTTAAACAGCCCATTCCCATGTGTTAGCGGGCAAGACTGGGCACTGCTAATATTTCCCTTAGACTTTCCAGGCTTTGACATAGGACAAGGCACAGACGACATTTTGCAATCAGGCGACACAGTTTCGTTTTTGCTTACTGATGTGCCATTCTTTGGCTCTGGCAGTGCGGCATGTTGGCTTACGGCAATACAGGAGGGCGCGTTCTTCGACGAGTGCGTTGTCATGGCTATCTATCAAATAAACGACAGTCAAACAATCACAGGCGGCAGCGGCATAACAAACGAGCCATACCCTGACCAAAACTTGCAAAACAGCATACTTGTCTGGTCGTTAGGTCCGTACTGTCAAACACCGCCGTCTCCGTACATAGAGCCAGTGTTTACATCTGATCCGTGTAATGACGACGTGCTGTACATACCTAATGCTTTTACACCTAACAACGACGGCAAAAATGACGTTTTTAGAGCTGTAACAAATAGCGACTGTTGGCTATGGTTTGAGATGACAGTGTACAACAGATGGGGCAGCGTTGTATGGCGTACAGATACGCCAGGTGCGCAATGGTTAGGCAACAACGCAGCTGGCATTTTCGACTACACACCAAGCACAGAAAAATATTACGTACCTGATGGCATGTATTACTGGACACTACGTGGACAAAAACGCGGTGACGTGTGGTATGACATGTCAGGAACAATAACTCTTTTACGATGACACACTTAAAACCTAACGGCGTAAGCCGTACAACACTGCCTACACACAAGGCGAGCAGTTACAACGCATGGATGCGGCACATAACAAAAACACCTGTAATGTACCGCTGGCAAAAACAGAGCAAATAATGTACGGCCAATACGACGAGCGCAGCTGGAAGCGTGGCGTACGCGATATGGGACAAGGCACGTGCTTTGTGTTGCCTGATCACGGCGCAGAGTTTAAGAAAGACACTATGCGTTACTTAGGTTTTACGTTACACCAAGACTTTGTATATGCAAGCGATGACGACGGCTTAGTGCGTTGGTGGTTTAGAAACAAGCAAACTCACGACAGGTACATAAAACGCATAAAAAGCATGGGTTACGTTGCTAAAAATGAGTTACAAATTACATGATGTACATGGACAAATATCCGATTAGAATGCACGTAAGAGTGCAAGAGGAACTGCGCGATGAAGCGCAAGAAATGGCACGAGAGCTTGGCATGAGTACAAGCGCACTCTTCCGACTAGCAATAAAACGACTAATACAACGCAAAAACAACCTATAAAATGAGCTGGCTACCAGACAACATGCACGAACCGCAAACAGGTTCCTATTTTAAGCCTGTAAAAGGCAAGCAAAACAAAGTGCGCATTATTTGCGACAAGCCTTTAGTGGGTCACGTACAATGGACAGAAGATAAGCGTCCTGTGCGCTGGCGTTTAGGCGACCCACGGCCTGAAGCAAATTATGAGGAGGGCACAAAGCCGCGTGTGTTTGTAGCATGCGCTGTGTGGAACTATGAAGAACGCGCAACGCAAGTGTGGGAGATTACGCAGCGTACGTTGCAAGACAGCTTGGACGCATTGACTAAAGACGCGGATTTTGGGCATCCTGCAAACTACGATTTAAAGATTACGAGACAAGGCGAAGGCCTAGACACAACGTACAGCATGATCCCCATGCCAGGCGAGCAAAACGACGATGTAGTAAATGCCATTGCAGAGCTGCGTGTTAACCTAGACGCACTTTTAGACGGCACAGATCCTTTTGCGTGAGCGACAGACAATTTAAAGGTATCTGGATACCTGTACATATTTGGCAGACGGCAGACTTAACTGCTGCTGAACGTTGTTTGTGGGCTGAAATAGACAGCTTTACAGACGCGGGCCACGGTTATTATAAGACAAACAAGCAAGCAAGCGAGGAGTTAGGTGTGTCACAACGCCAGGTAACAAGAGCGTTTGCTAAGCTTGAAAATATGGGCCTCATACACATTACAAAAAAAGGTATACGAAGGGTAGCCAAGTCGACAGAGTGGCGAGATGTCCTAGACATGATGGCGAGGAATACTAGCCATGATGGCGAGGTAACATCGCCACACAGTCTACCTATAAAGAACAATAAAAAGAACATTATAAAACACAATGAAAACACATTGGTGTATGCGATAGAGGGAGATGAGATAAAAGAGTTATGGCGCGTATGGGTACGAGAGCGTAAACAATACACAAAAGGCACTTACTCGCCTTACGCGCAACAACGCGCCATGAACAAGCTGCAAAAATTGTGCAGCGACGACATAGAACAAGCACGTAAAATAATAGATCAATCAATAACAAATGCCTGGAAAGACTTCTACCCAATTAGACAAGACTTCGCAAAAAACAGAGCTAACCTTGACGCAAAGCAAGCACTTGAATGGGCTGCTAAACGACGCACGTAGGCATATGACAGGTGTGCAGCCAGACGTAGCATACCAACAAGGTTTTAGCATGAGTTTAGCTAACAAACACGAGCCTGAGCGTTTAGGCGTCATGTTGTTAGGTGAGCTGGAGCGACTTGTGCGACATGTAAGTGCTACACGCACATTTCAAACGCAAGGCGATTTGCAAGACGCTGTAGATGACATTTGCGAGCTGTTTCCGTCACTAAAAGTCGAAGAAATATTAAGCGCATTTAAGCATATACGCCAGGGACGTTATAAGCTATTTGGCAACTTTACTACAAACACTTTGCTTGACTGCATACGCCAGTACGAGATGGAGAACACAGTGACATTTCGCGAACAGGAGCACAAGCAGCGCAAAGAGGTACTGTGCGCGTCATTAGACGTAAAAAGGCTTATTAATGACTTAGACCGTGACGGTAAGCTTAAGATGTCACGCAAAACGTTAGACCGCAAATACATACCTTATCCTAATGACAAAACAGACGCAAAGCACGAAACGGACACGACCAAAGAAGAAGACAGGACCAAAACCTAGCATAAAAGGTCTACGTAACAAGCTAGATCGTGCATTTAGCTGGTACGTACGACTAACACATGCAGACGATGACGGCAACTGTACATGCGTTACATGCGGTAAAGTGTTGCCGTGGCACAAAATACAATGCGGGCACTTTGTGAGCCGTAAGCACAAAAGCACGCGCTGGAGAATGGACAACTGTAAGCCACAATGCTATGCTTGTAACATACACGGACACGGCGAGCAGTACAAGTTTGGCAAATACTTAGACAAGTTGTACGGCAACGGTCATTGCGACAGATTATTTAGACTATCTCATAAACCTTACAAACCACAACATGAAGATTACAAAATGTACATCGAACACTACGAAGCCCACGTTGCAGCCATACTCGCAAAAAGAATTGCAAGAGATCGCCGAGAACGTGAGAAAATACCGCCTAGAATTAAAGAGAGACTACGCTTACGTCAATGAACGTGGACAAGTCATAATGTATCAAGGCTACCTGGGTAACGGCTCGTTGCACGACGAGCGACTGTATAACATCACAAAAGACCTGTATAGACGTGGCGCACATAAACAAAACAAAGACGCGGCCCTTGTATGTAAAGTCATCGGCACGACCATATGCTAAACGCAAGCAAGACAAGCGATACTGGACATACAAATGGAAGCAGCTGCGCAAGACATACCTAGCACACAATCCAACATGCGTAGTGTGTGGCTGGGCAGCGACAGTTGTAGACCACATTACGCCAGTGTCACAAGGCGGCAACTTTTGGCGCGGTCCATTCCAAGCTATGTGCAAGCCGTGCCACCAGCGCAAGAGTGCGAAGGAGAAGGCTGGTACACGCACGTAGAGTGGACGTGGGGCGACTACTACGACGAGCTGACCTACATAACCTACGAATAGCAGGGGGGTAGGGCATATAGAAAATAAGAACATAACACACATACAT